GCTTATGCCGCTGGTGGTGGTGTTGGAATACTTGGTCAAGGCTCTAATGGTGCGGGTGGTGGATTTGTCTCAGGTGGAGCATCTGCAACTGGTGGCGGTGGAGGTTCTGGCGGTGCATCTGGCGGTAATAGTACACCCGCTTCATCTGGCAAAGGTGGAGCCTATGGCGGGGGCAGGGGATATGGTTCCTCTGCTGGCCCAGGCACAGCGGGATCAAGTGCTGTTCGAATCATTTGGCCTGGTAATACGCGAACATTTCCATCCACTTGCGTGGGGTCACCATGAACCTTTATATCGAAACTGAAAACGGCGTAACCAAGAATCACCCAGCGTTTGAGGACAACCTCATGCAAGCGTTTGGTGAAATACCAACAAAATGGGAATTATTTATTCGTGTTGAGCGCCCCACTTTAGGCGTTTATCAATTACTAGAAAATCCTGAACCTGTATATGCAAAAGTAAATGGTATTTGGACGGACGTATGGACAGTGCGCGATATGACTGCTGAAGAAAAAACCGCAAAACAGCAGGCCGTCATAACTGGATTTAATACCCGTGACCAAGCATCTAACTGGTCAGCATGGACTTTGAATGAGGCTACTTGCACAATGCAACCGCCAATTCCACGACCTGATCTTGAACAAACAAAGGTAGACGCTAATATTTTCACATTTTGGTGTGGTGCGGAAAACAATTGGAAAGACACTCCTACTAAACCAACAGACGGGCAATACAAATTTGACTTTTTTGCATGGACTTGGGTTAAAGTCTAGGTTAACAAAAGGGAAAAGTCATGGCCAAAGTAAAAACAAAGAAAATCTGCAAAGCCGCTGAATCAGTAAAAGAGGTGGTAGTTCAAAACCAATTGCAAGTAGCTTATCATTTTCCTTGCCCTATTTATTTGATTGAGCGCCCTGATTTTCTTGAAGCTGTTAAAGAAGTGTCTGATGAGAACCTTGATATCCAACGCAAGAATCAAGAACTCAATGAAATATATCCAGTTGTGATGAGTGGCAATTATTTTGCTGATCCACGCATGGCTAAATTTTCTGAATTTGTTGGCGCTACCGCATGGAATATTTTGTCGGAACAAGGCTATGCTATGCAAGATAAAGTTGTTTCATTTACAGAAATGTGGACACAAGAACACCATAAGCATTCCGCAATGGATCAGCACGTTCATGGGTTTGGCTCTCAAATAGTGGGATTTTATTTTCTTGAAGCGCCTTTAGATTGCTCTCGCGTGGTGTTTCATGACCCAAGATCAGGTAAAGTGCAGATTGATTTACCAGAACAAGACATGAACATGGCAACTCCTGCCAGCAAAATGATTAACTTTGAACCAAAGCCTGGCATGATGATCTTTGCAAACTCATGGTTGGCGCACTCATTTACTAGACATTCTTCAGAATTACCAATTAAATTTGTACATTTTAATTTGACGGTTAACATGGCTCCACAAATTGTGTGTGTGACAACACCTCCAGCCGAAATTATATGAAGTATTCAATAAGATTTAATAAAACAAGAGGTCAAGAAGGGCGTGGTACTTTAGATCATTGCTGGAGAGTATTTGAAGGTGAAAAAGAATATTTGTTTAAACACATTAAAATTAACGTACCAAGTCAAAGCGAAAAAGACCCTAATGGTCAAGATTGGAATGTTGTTTGTGAAGGCAAATTGACAATTGACAGAGACACATCAACCGCAATTATTGGATAAATCATGCAATGGAAAATAACTGATATTCATGCCAAAGATGGCGTAATTACAACCGCAAAATATCATGTAACCAACGGCGTTATAGAAACAGAAGGTTATTGGCATTTTCCTGATGTTGGAGATTTGGCATTTAATCAAATTACCGAAGAAATGGTCATTGAATGGATCAAATCTGCCTCTATGAAAGACGGTGAAAACATCATAGAATCACGCATAGAAGCACAAGCCGATCAACCGCAAAAAGTAACACCTCCTTGGTTGCCACAAACATTTACGCCACAACTATGATTTTGAACTTAACGCCAATTCAAGTTAACGCTATTTTTGTGGCGTTGCAACGTAATCAAGAAATACTTACAGAAACCTTGCAAGAGGTTCAAAAACAAGCGACTGAACAAAGTTTGCCTAAAGAACCGAATATAACGGTTGCCCCATAAGGAAAAGACATGACAGCACCTATTGACATTATTAGCAGAGCGTTAAAGGATATTGGTGCCCTAGAATCGGGCGAAACGCCCACGCCTGATGCGGCGCAAGATGCCTTTGATATGTTGAACGACATGATCGATCAGCTATCAAATGAGCAAATGATGGTGTTTTATAAGACTGAAATTATCTTTACGTTAACATCGGGGCAAACGCAATACACCATAGGCCCAGGCGGTCAAATTGGCGCATCCCTTACGGCATCCATTAGCGGAACAATCCTCACGGTAACTGGCATCAATAGTGGTGCTATTGCATTGGGTATGACGTTAAGCGGAACAGGTGTGACGGCAGGCACCAAGATTGTGTCGTTCATTAGCGGTGCTGGTGGCAACATTAACGAAGCGGGCACTTACCAACTTAATATCAGTCAAACCGTAGCATCGACCACGATCAACGCGTATTATGAGCGCCCATTGTCAATCAATAGCGCATTTGTACGGGTCAACACCAACTCTAATGGCGTTCCAATTCTTAACGGTGGCTTGGATTATCCAGTTGCCATTTTGAATGTTGAAGATTATGAAATGATTGGTTTGAAGACGCTAAACGGCCCTTGGCCAAAGGCGCTTTATTATCAACCAACAGAGACACTAGGCAATTTGTTCGTATGGCCAAATCCAGCGCAAGGCGAAATGCACATTTTTGCCGATACGTTATTTACTAGATATGGTTCGCTGAACGATGTGATTAACCTGCCACAAGGCTATTCAATGATGCTCAGATGGGCGTTGGCCGAGCGTTTGATGCCGATGTATGGCAAAGCAAGTCCCACGCAAATATCAATGATTAACGCCTATTCAGCGCAAGCTAAAGCGACCGTTAAGCGAACAAACATGAAACCCGTTCAATCTGCCCGATATGCTGATGCTTTGTTGATGAGCAGAGCCAAGGACGCAGGTTGGATACTTAGTGGGGGTTTTTTAAGGTAGAGGATAGTTTGACAAATAGTTTTGTTTTAAGTATACTGAGTTTTTTAAAAGGAGAAACTTATGTACGACAAAGAAACAAAATTAGCAAAACAGAGATATTGGTATGAGCGAAGAAAGTTAGGTTTGGGTTCACCTAATCCTGGCAGACCAGCAAATACACCTAATGTCTTGTGGAGCAAAGTGGATGTTAAAGGCGAGGATGAATGTTGGCCTTGGAAAGGTTTTATAAACCATGATGGTTATGGACGAACTTGGATTGATGGTTATGGATATTATGCTCACAGAGTAATCTTTGATTTAGCAAATCCAAATACAATTACTCGAAGTGCTCCTAAATCAACAGATGAATTTGGTTTTGTTTTGCATACTTGTGATAATCCAATTTGTTGTAATCCAAAACATTTGTGGGCGGGAACTCACAAAGACAACATGGAAGACAAAGTGAAAAAGGGCAGAAGCCCTGATTTCAGCGGTGACAAAGGCCCAAGGTGTAAGTTGACAATGGAACAAGCAAAAGAAGCTAGAGAACTTAGAAAGAATGGTGCAAGCGTGAGAGATTTAGCCGAACAATTTGGATTAAGTTTACCAAGCATGAAAACTTTGCTTCGTGGTCAATCGTATAAAGAAATCGAGGTAAAAGATGCCTGATTTTAATTTTGTCGGTGCGGCTTATGAAGCGCCATCTATTACACAAGATGCTCAAGAACTAATAAATTTCTTTCCTGAAGTTGATCCAACAAAGCAACAAGGCGATCGTGGCGTGGTGGCGCTGTACCCAACGCCTGGCCTCACAACGCAAGTAGTTCTACCAGCTTTAGCCGAAGTTCGCGGTATGCGTACCGTTAGCGGTGGTCAACAAATGGTTGCCGTTTGTGGCGCTTATGTTTACGTTTTATCTAGCAACCTAACGCCTAGCATTGTTGGTATTTTAAATACGTCTACGGGTCGTGTTGGCATTACCGACAACGGTTTAAATGTTTATATTGTAGACGGCGCTTATCGCTATACATGGCGCATTTCAACCACTAGCGCGGCGGTATTTACTGGTGCTATTAGTGGCACTACTTTAACGGTTTCTAATTTAAGTAGTGGGACAATTGCCGCTGGTCAAAGTTTATTTGGAATTGGTGTTGCATCTGAGACGGTCATTACGGGTGGTTCAGGCACATCTTGGACGGTCAATATATCTCAGACCGTGAGTGCTGAAGCCATGTCTACGGCATCGGCTGGTGCTATTGTGACGGGTGCCATTACAGGAACGACATTAACGGTTACAGCGGTAACTAGCGGCACATTGTATGTTGGTCAAACCATTCAAGGTGCAGGCGTGACGGCCAACACAATGATTACGGCGTTAGGCACAGGTTCAGGCGGTACAGGCACTTACACAGTATCCACTAGCCAAACAATTGCTTCTATTACGCTTTACGCTTTAAACTTTACTCAAATTCCATCAAGTGACGGTGCGTTTACGGGTGGCAATACGGTAGATATTGTGGACAACTACTTTGTCTATAACCGTCCTAATACGCAACAATGGGCGGCGAGCGATGCCTTGTCCCCTATTACTCAATACAACAGTTTTGCCTCTAAGGACGGTTCACCTGATAACTTGGTGGCTTTGATTGTCGATCACCGTGAAGTTTACTTAATGGGTGAAGCATCAAGTGAGGTTTGGGTGGATTCGGGAACTTCGCCGTTTCCTTTTCAGCGCATACCTGGCACCTCAACGCAACACGGCATAGCGGCCGCATTTAGCGTTGCCAGACTAGGCAACAGTTTTGCGTATGTAAGCCGTAACAGCCGTGGCCAAGCCCAAATCATGCAAATGAACGGATATATTCCACAAAGAATATCCACTCATGCCGTTGAGAACACCTTGGTCAATCAATACATCGATGATGCTATTGCGTGGACGTATCAGCTAGAAGGGCATGAAAATTATGTTGTTTCATTTCCAAGCCTTAATCTAACATGGGTTTTTGATGTAACAACAGGATTGTGGCATAAATGGCTTTATGTTAATGACAGCAATCAATATGAAAGACACCGTGGCAATTGTTCTGCGGTTTTTCAGGGATTGGTCATGGTGGGGGATTACTCCAACGGCAAGATTTACGAATTAGACCCCAATAATTACACCGATGATGGTGCAAATATCAGGCGGTTAAGGCGTGCGCCTCACTTGGTTTCTGATCTACAACGGCAATATTTTGCCGAATTGCAGATTCAATTCCAGCCTGGCGTGGGCGTTGGTGGCTTTAGCGTTACCAGTTTACCCAATGGTGTTACGTCAAATTCAATTTACTTGGGTACGACCTATACATTAACTGCCGATCAAACCTTATCAATCCGTTCGTTTGAAACGTATGTTTTGGGTAATAATCAACAATTAATCCCACAATCCACATTAACTTACCCACAAGCAATGCTTAGATGGTCTAATGATGGTGGTTCAACGTGGTCTAACGAACATTGGGCTACCGTTGGCCAACAAGGAAAATATAAGAATCGTGCCATTTGGCGCAGATTGGGCATGGCACGCGACAGAATTTTTGAGGTTTCCGTAACCGATCCGGTTAAATTTGTGATTGTTTCTGCCAATTTGAAGGCGGAAGGGGGTGAAAATTGAGTATTACCCAAAACACCAAGCAAATTCAACCGTATCCACAATCGGAATTCTTAGACAAAGTAACAAATCGGCCAACTAGGGCATGGCAACAATTCTTTTTGAATTTGTTGAACTTTTCCTCGGCAACAACTGCAACGGCTGGATCGGCAACATTGCCATCCAATCCGGTGGGGTTTATAAATATAACGGTAAACGGCAAACAATTTAAGGTGCCGTATTACAATATATAAACGGGGGAAAAATGGACATTTCAACAGTTAATGATGCGGTAAATCAGGCGTTTACGTCATCCAATCCAGGCGGCGTGGGCGTCAGTTACGGCCAAGCTGGTGCAGGATTAATTGGGCAAGCGCAAGCTGAACACCCAGAATTAGCAACTGCTTTGGCCAATGGAACTTTGTCCCTTATGCAGGGTCCTGATGAAAATTATTTATATAACACCCAAACAGGCCAACAAATTAATGGCAATTATCAAATTTCAACAACTCCTAGTGGTGGTGTTGCAATTAATTTGCCTTTGGCTAGTGGCGCAATGGTTCAAGTTGCTACTGGATTAAATCAAAATGGATCACTTGCACCAGTCAGCGCTAATCAAGTCTATAACGTAGGATTGAATTCTAGTGAAGGCGGATTTGCTGGTGGATTAAGTGCGTTAACGCCTATTTTGACAAAAGCCGCCATGATGTATGGCAGTAGTGTTTTAGGAGATTACCTAAATCCTGCTAGCAATATGGGAACAGGTAATACATTAGCAAATTTAAATACTGGAATTACTGATGCGCCTATTGGTGATTTAGGTAATTTGGGAAGCAATACATATTCTTTATCACCCACAGATTACACAGGACAAGGATTAAATGCAACAGCAAATTTAGGTTCTAGCGTTTATGATCCATTTGCTAATACCGCTGGTTATAACTCAACGGGTTTACAAAACGGATTGGGTTTACAAGCATCAGGTTCTGCTAATTTGGCATCAATGGGTGGCGGGCAAGGTTTAACCATTCCTACAGCTACAGGCGCATCTACAGTTAATAATGCTGTTTTGGGTGCAAATGGAGTAACACCTTATGGAACAGGTGGTTTGCCAGTTAATACATTAACAGATCAAACATTAGGAACAACACTTGCCAATACAAATACAGGCGTTACAACACCAAGTTCATTAATTACAAATACTGGAGGTAATGTTGTTGGAACACCAGCAGGTGTAAATACATCAAGTGGTGTTATTCCTGCCGCC